GACAAATGGTATTAAATACTACATCTTAACATTCTCTACAGATAATCTTTCCTTGCATGGTGTTCTGGGATCACTTTGCCTAGTTTAACGGTAAGAAGTCCATCCTTAAATTGTACTTCTCTGACCTCTGTGTCTTCTGATAATGTCCAAGCTCTAGTGAAATTTCTTTGAGCTAACCCTTTATGGACATAATCGGCATCTTCTTTAGTCTCTTTGTTCCCTTCGACTATAAGTTTACCATATTCAGTATAGACGTTGATGTCCTTCTTACTGAACCCTGCTAGTGCAATCTCTAGTCGAGACTCAACATTGTTTATGCTGATTAGGTTGTATGGTGGATAGTTCTGTGTCGTATCAAAATTAAAGAATGAGTTTAGATAATCATCCATGCCAATAGAATTCTTCGTTATCTTATCGAATAGTTCTGGTAAATTGGCAGCGTGATACTGTGCTAATGTGTTCATAGTTCTCCTTATTAAGCGAGTGTAATTGATGTCCCTTTCGGCGACACTACTATTTAACCACAAAACATAAAAAAAGAGGGTCGTATAAACCCTCATATCTTTTTGGTAATAACCGTTACTCTCCTGATTTCACAAAAGTGCTTTGAGATGATTGAACTACTTTTTTCTTTTTACCTATATTATACTTAGTCTCAAGAGTCCAATCTCCCTTATCTTTGTATGATAGAACTTTGATTTGGTTTAGAGGAGCCACATCCTGTATCTGTTCTGATCTAAGAATAGTAATCAATCCCCAATCAGATAGGAGTGTGATAATTCTATTACGACGTTGAACATCATTGATAGAAAGATTAGCAGACTTTCCATCTAGTGCAAATAATTCTTTGAAGTGTACGATATAATATCTTCCCTGTTTGTGCAGTATATGGCACGATTGATAAATCTTTTTTTCTTTTCTTGAAGCCACACCGATACGAGTCAGCGTCTCTCTCACTTTCAAGAAATCATCTGGTTCATTCAATGTTACTTCAATCATCTGGTCCTGTGACCAAGCAATCTCAGGTTCTGTAAACCCACTCATGCTGTACCTCCAACGTCAATGCGTTTTTTAATGTAGTTCAACTGCTCTTTAGTTAAGACTCTCAACGCTTGAATTGCTTTTTCGTTACTATAACCATAGTACTTCTTGACAACATCAAGGTTTTTAATCTTATCTTTTCTGAGCCAAGGAGAGTATCTTTTCTTTCTCCTAAGACTATTTAGGAAAAATTGATATTGAAGAGCCTTGTCTAGGTGGTGGTTTATGTTCATCTCATTAACAAACATAATACAATCATAGTGTGCAGATAAGCACTTATTAATAATAAAAGGAGGATACTTTTTGATAGCTAAGGGATCTTCCAGAGTGAGATCCTCCTTCGTTTGGTTGATAGAGTTCAACCAATCTTTCAATTCAATCATCTTATGATATCAAATGTTGGTTCAGTGTCTTTTTTAAATATTTCATTATCCATTCTTACTCTGCCTTCATCTTTCAAGGTCTCATATCTACGAGAGGCTTTCTTTCTCCACCAAGATATTATCTGGTCAACAGAAAATCTATCATAGTTTTCTGCTTTCTCTAGGGTTTCTTGTTCTCCAAGAATAACTTCTCTAGCGTTCTTAAAACCATAGGTTGACATATAGAATCTTTTCTGTTGGGTAAGATCCTTTGCTGATTTAATTGCATCATTGAAATCTTTAAGTTTATCCGAATCTTCCAAGTACTTCTTAATAAGAGAAATCATCTTGGATTGTATCTTTAACTTTCTACTAGAAGCATCTTCCTTGACTATACATTTACTCCCATTGAGATAAGTAAACTTTTTATTTAAGTCTTGGAATATAGCGTCATGTAGTAAAGGAGTAAAGTCACTATCAGTTAAACCTTTATATCTCATGTATGGTTTCAACCCATCATACTGTGATGATGATTTAGTAGATCCATATAGTGATGTCGTTTCAAATAGACAGATATTTGCATTATACTTTGCATTTAGTTCTTCTCTTGCCTGATGTGAACAACACAACATAGCTAGGAGTTTACCTCCAAGATAGTTGAAACCAAAAGGTTGAGTAGGAACAATAATGAACCCCATGATTGCATGGCGATTGAACCTACCCAAATCAGGTACGGTTCCCAACCAATCATTTCTTGGTTTAGAATTTATAGTGGGAGAACCGAACCTTATAAACCCTACAATAGTTTTTGTATTCTTTTCATAGACCAACCACTTCAAAGATTTGCCTGGAATAGAATCCTCAAACACATGTGACATTGTAATCTGCAAGTTAGTAGTAAATATATCATTATTAAATTCTCTACCGTAGCTAGATACAATCTTGAAATCCATGTCACTAGGATGTCTATTGAAATCATTGAATAGATTATCTTCCATTGGAAATAGACCACCCAAAGTGCCTATCTCATCTAACCTATCTGATTTTACCTGTCTAAGATAATCATCAATCCTATCCTGATTAGCAAAGTAATCAATAAAAACATCAGCAAATTCAGAAGCTTTATCAGGAGTTAAGATCATTGTAAGATGGGCATATTATAATCATCAGGTGCGGAAGGCATTGGTTGATACCTTGGCCCTGGCGTACTTCTAGGTTGAGACATCTTCAACCCTGTCATCATGACTTCTACTAGTAAATTAATATCAGCAGATATGGCATCATTTGTATCTGCCATCCTACGATATCCATTACCGATATAGACTTGTCCAACAACAACTGCAATAGTTGCTGCACCCCAAAACAAATAGTAACTTGAGGATTTTATTTGTGCTTTAGTTTTAGCAAAAGTTGATTTGGTCATTTGAATTCACACTCCACCATAATTTCAGTTAAAAATGCCAAGAGATTTATCTCTTGGTCTGCTACAAACGTTGAGTTGTATTGATACTTGGCAACAATCGGAACCGCTACCGCTACAGACAAACCTTCAAAGCTGTCATAAAGAGCATCGTATATACGACGCATCAAAACTTGTGCGTCTTGATCTAAATTATTGACGGTCCATTTACGAACACTTTGAAAGTCCTTTTTCTTTAAGTCCCTAAGAAGATCATCAATGTTTACCTGTGAGAAGTTAGCAAGGATAGATGAGTCTATCTTACCGCCAACAGAATGACGTTGCAACTCATTAAGAGTTCTCCTCCAATCAGGAAAGTGCTTCCTAATAAGTTGTACAATAACTTTCTTATCATATTCTATCTTCTCCGCATCGAGTATGTTCAAAACTCTCTGAAAGAAAGAGGCCATGATCTCATTTTTATATTCAGCTAAGATAGAAAATTCTATCACAGAACACCTAGAATGTAGAGGTTCTATGATTCTATTCTTGTAATTGCAAGTAAAAATAAATCTACAATTTTTATAGAACGCCTCTATGTTGGCTCTCAATAAAAGTTGTACATCATGAGTTGTATTATCTGCCTCATCAATAATAATAACTTTATGACTACCACCATCCATAAGGGAAACAGTAGAAGCAAAATTCTTTGCCTGATTTCTAACTGTGTCCAAAAATCTACCCTCATCAGATCCATTGATTACATAGTAATCTGCTCCAAGTTGATGACACAATGCCTTTGCTACTGTGGTCTTTCCTATGCCAGGAGGACCTGACAACAAAAGATTAGGAATAGATCCTTCATTTAGAAACTCTCTAAATGTCTTTTTAATTCCTTCTGGAAGGATACATTCATCAATAGTTTTAGGACGATATTTTTCTACCCAAATAAATTCATCCCTCATTCTTTTCCCTCAGCAACATGGATGGTCTTATTAACTCTATCAGATCTTCGGCGTTATGTAAACCTTTCATCTGAGCCACATAGTCTTCCCAAGTTGCAATATCGGTTTCTTGGTCTATGTTAGCGAGGAGATTGATAACAGCAATCTTCCTTACAGTTTCGTCATCCATCTTACTGACAGTGTATTCACAATACTCTATCGCAAGTTCTTCTTTTGTTTTCATAATTAAAATCCTTTCGACTTTTTCTTAGTCTTTGGTTTGTCAATAACGTGTACAACGGCATCAAATGTTGGTAGATGGCAATTATTCCACCACCACTCTTGAACCTCATCCCAAGATTCTACCACAATAGAACGGTCTTTGTGAACTATCTTGTAGTGATGCCTTTCATAGGGTTTGTTACTTGTCTGTGAGAAGTAACGTGGATCATTCTTTTCAATTAACTTAGTCATAACCAATCTGGTTTTCTGGATGGGTCACGAAGATAATTAGATGCAGCCCAAGGTTTGCTCGATATATAACGTTTGTAAGCAGTAAA